GCACGACGATGTCTTCTATCGGCTCTGTAAGCTCTATATTCTGCATACGTCTATAAAGAAGTGGGCAATAATCCATGATCTGGTAACATTCCACCCTTAAACGTTTAGCAGATCAAGATCTTTGATAAATTGTTCCTTTACAGCTTCGATAACATCTTTTGATGCAGTAGGGTAAATATGCACTTTAGCATGAATAGTAATGGGAATAATACCACAGCCAATAACTGTAAGCGTATCTGTTAATACACGAATATCATCACGAATAACGTGATTTCTGACGATCTCTAGCAATTCTTCTGAAGGTACTCCATCATTTTCTGTGGAAAGTATTGAAATCTGTACACTTCCTGGTATAGGTGATACCACTTGCGCATCTTTTACTCTCGTGTCAGCAGATAATGCATGATAGCGATAATGCTCTTTACTCCCTGCTGTTGACCAACCAACAATTTTGGCTTTTACCCGCTTCCTTAAGGATTCATCATTCTCTGACTCCTTTCTCAGCACACCATAAAATTCAGCCAAGTGATCAAGGTCATTACCTCTTGCAAAAGCAAGTAAATTTGCCTGTGCTGCATCATTAATCCTTTGCCTAAGCAAAAGTTCACGCCAGGCTGCTACTTCCAGTATCTTTATTGCTGGATCACTCTCAGTTAGTGCAGAAAAACTTGCATTCCGACGCACTAACTCTTCTTTCATTCGCGAAAAGATTTCCTCAAATTTTAATGTTTCGACAATATTTGGTGTTTTCATCCTACTACCTTATACTATAATACCATCAAGGCGGATCAGCTTTCCATTTGGCAGATAGATTCCCTCTAAAATGAGAGTTACTTTACCTTCTTTTATTTCTGTTATTTGTACACGTTTAAGCTTAAATCGACGCTCCCACTTTTCTAATGCTTCTGCAACTGCTGCATAAAGTTCTTGTGCAAAACCAGGTACAATTGGATGATCAATCAGCTCAAATAACCTTGATCCATAATCTCGGCGCATAACACGAGCACCAATTGGTGTAGTTAAAATATCAACTATTGATTGTTTTAAATGCTCTATACCACTTATTGTTTTACCAGTTTCAGAATTCATACCACGCATATCACTTACCCTGCAAAGACATCATTGCTTCCTTGTTCTGCCACTGCTCCACAGGAAATTAGGTCACCAGTACGAGCAATCGCTTTGCTATTTGCAAACACTGCTTTCGACCCTTGAGTCATTACTTTTCCTTCACTCAAACTATCTCCTTGCCTACAGACAGGTCTTCCGTTTATAAATACATCTCTGCTTCCACTTATACAAAAATGCGGCAACGCTTCTTCACAGTGATCTCCTAGGCGTACAACTGATTTATTCATTCCTTTCCCTAATTTAGATTTATTCTTTTTGCTTTTAGTTTTATTTCGTTCTTTGCTATCTCTATGCTTGATTCCCCAACCTTCAGTGTTATTTTGTCTACTACTTCAATCTCTAAATGATGTTTCCCTTTATCATATGTAAACTTTGTTCCGTCTTGAAATTTTATACTATTTACTTCCTTTTTATTCTCTGGAGGAGGGTATTTTTCCTGATATATTGCCGGTAACACCACCCCCAAAGACAATTCTCCCAATGGTGATAATACTATTACCTGTTCATCAATATTTGGTGGTAACCAATTTTCAGCTCTATTTGTTATCCATGGAAGAAAATCTGTTACAAGTTCACCTATTTTAACTTTTACTTTAGCTTTTTCATAATCTATTTTTTCGACAATGCCTATACGGACAATGTTGGCCAATTTTCTCCGCAATTCTGAAATTGCAAAATTACTTTCCAACATTCACATCGATTAAATGAGGTTTTATTTTACTCACTTCCCAAATCGATCGCCCTACATGCAATTCGTGCGCCCAGTCTACCATCCACACTAAATATGCATCGAGCTCTGGCCTAAAATCATCTCCTCCTCCTGATATAAATTCTCCTGGTGAAACATTTTTCACGTTCCAAGTATTTTTATTTACTACTCTGGCAACCTCAGCAGCTAATGATCTGACAATAATAGGGGCATTTTCTATTGTGCTATCGATCACTATTCGTGCCTCAAATTTTGCTCTCAGCGCTAGCTCCTCTGTTCCTGGATCTTTTCCTTGCTCTAGACTTGACAATTCTATAAATACCGCTGGAGCTGCTAACTCTTTCCTTATTGCTGGATAAACCTCACAAGTTTGAATTGCTGGTATCTCTGCCTTTAGCGTATTACAGATTACCTCATGTAAATTAGTCCAAAATGCCGTCATAAAATAACTCATGTGTAAAATATTTTTCAAATATCCTTTCAACTTCATAATTAACAAGATTTTCTATTATCCTTGAAGCCTCAGGTTCAAGTGGTAGTTTAACTTCCTGTATTGGCAGTGCTGTTTTTCCTTCACGTTTAAAAATACCACGATAGCCTCTTGGCATCGTTGCCATAAATGCATCATTAAATGCTGTTCTTATTTTTGCTTGTTTTATATTTCTCATTCTCACATCATACAGATATGCTCTAATTAAAACCTTCAAAGTGCTTTTCCTTGCCTTGATAATTCTTAGTCTTTTTCTAATTACTTTTAGCCTAATTTGCTTTTCTTCACTGATTTCTCGGACAGCCTGAGATTTTAACCATAATGCCGTTTTGTTTAGCGCTCTTACCGCTGCCAATTCTATTTTTGCTTTGTTAGCATCAATGTTGTGAATAATTCTCTCAATATTTTCATTAACCTCAATGTTAAACATCCTTCTCTCCAAATACCGTGCATTTTATATTCCACACTACTCCTGAGTTATCTCGAAGCGGTGGCGAATATACTTTATATTTACGATCGTCAATAACAAAAATATCTCCTACCATTGGCCTCAGTACATCAAAAATGCTTACCTCAAGAAAAAGCATCTCTCCCACAAATTGTCCTTCACCAATCTCGTATAATTTATCTGGCTGTTGCTTTAATACCTGTACCATATATGACTTATCCTTTGATTTATAACAAGCCACTTCTCCTAAATGGGCAAAACAATCTTTAAATAATCTCTTAATATTCTCTTGCACATTTCTCCGCTATATACTAACATTTATATGCTAAGAAGAGGTAAAGCATTCTTCTGCCTCACACCGCTTTATATTTGCTCTACCTATGTTGCAACAATCTTGATTAATGTTGCTGGACGGTGGCACATTGGCAGAGGATTTGACTGCGTATGTAAATCGGTCCCTCTATCAAATCTTCTTGGCCCTTGTTTTGCATATAGTGGCTGCCCAAGAGTATTTACTGTCTCATTAAAATCTGCTGGTGCAAAATATGTTGTAAATGTACTTGCTGTTCCTAGTGGAAAACAGTGACCTGTATCTCTTTCTATAAATCTTCTCACGGTTCCTTCAGGATCAGTTGCTTGCCCTCTATATTCCTCAAATGTGATTCCACAGAACGTAAATCCTGACCTCATATCATTCCTTAGCGCTGCTCCTTCTTGCCATCTTTCATATGCTTCTTTTACTTTAGCATGAGAAGTGAGTGCATCAAAAAACTCAGGGCTTACCAGTGCATGAATCCCGGTCATATATTCACCACTTAAGTTGTCTTCAATATGCCGCAATACTTCCAGACACTTACGTTTTACATCAGTTGTTGCTGTTCCCAGGGCAAAATTTACTACTTTTGGTGTTATTTCAAATTCGTTGTACAGATTTAATAATTCTGACCCATCAGCATCTAAAATTATTCCTTTGAGCGCTCCCATTCGCAAATGCTCTAATGTTATTGCATGTTTGTTTCTCATTAGCTGCAAATGATCAGTTATTACATCTGCAAGCGCTTTAAGTTCACTCTCTGATCCAAATGCCCTTATTCCTTGTACTTCTTCTGGCAGCACTACATCATCATGCGGAATGTGCGGAATCGTAAATGTTCTTACCTTTCTTTTTCCTCTTTTTCCTACTGTTGCTGGTGCTCCGGGTACTTGCGTTGGTAGTAAACTTAACACTCCGTTGTGTTCTTCTATGGTAATATGTCTAAATCTTACTGACCTACTTGGAAACAAATTTAAATTTTCAACACGTCCATAATTTATCGGCAATATATTCATCGCATTTGTTAGTGCCGTCATGCTAAATGCTGTATTTGTAAATGGATTTTGCATTCTTTTTTCCCCTTATTAATTTTAGTTAAACTCCCTTGCGGATAATGATCCCTCGTCCTTCAAGTTGCTTTATTACTTCAGCTTTTTGCTCTTCAGTGATATTTGCTGGCCACACCACTGCATGATCTGCTAGTATTGCAACACGAGTAACAATTACCGCTTTAGTATTTTCTATTGCATTTACATCACTTACTATTACACCTATCGCTGTTTGTGTGCCATCTGTTCCAGCGGGATTAAGTACTCTAATAAGACCATCTTCCGTCTTTTTGGCAACTACTGCACCAAGCTTAATATTTTGTCCCTTGGCTACTGTTATCTGATCTCTTGAATATAGACTTGACACCTCATACTTTAATAAGTCACCCAGATTATTTTGTTCGCTTATACAACTCATAAATTTCTCTCCTTAACTGATTACCGCCGCTTTTATCAATGCTATATACGGCGGTTATAAAAATACTTTAACTCCTACGACTTTTCGCTACCTGCATCATCAATTCTTCTCCTGAATTCTGTGGTACTGCACTCAGTATCTCTGTCTTCTTCGTTCTTTCTGCAAGTAATTCCATTAAAACCTCCCTTGCTTGCTCAACACTTACGCTTTGCTCAATAAATTCTCCTATCTTTTCTGGCATCTTCGATATATTACATAATCGTATTAATTCAAGAACTTCAGTACGATACTTGGTTAAATTATCAGTTTCTAGGTCATTTGTAGTTTGTTCATTCATAGTAATACTCCTGTTTTTATTAATAGATGAAAGAATTGTCATTCCATCTGCAAGACCCATCTCTATTGCTTTCTCGCCAAAATATAGCCCTGCTTCAGTATTTTTTATTGCCTCTACAGAGAGGCTTCTATTCCGCGCTATTAGCTCAACCAGCATTCCATATAAACGATTCACTTCGCTTTTTAGATTTTCTAAACTCTCAGAAGTTATTGGCTCATGTGGATTTAAATCATTTTTTCTACTTCCAGCAAATACTGTAGTATATTTTATCCCCTGTTTTTCATCAAACCCACTTTGATCTATATGACTTGCGATTATCCCTATACTCCCAACTCCTGAAGTGCGGGTGAGAAAAATCTTTTCAGCACTAGAAGCAATTGCATACGCAGCAGAATACGCATCGTCATTTGCTATTGCAATAATTCTCTTTTTTGCTCTTGATTCATAAATAAAATCAGCAAGGTCAAACACTCCATTTACTTCTCCTCCTGGGCTATCTATATCAAGTAGAATCGTCTCTATGCTTTTATCTTCTAAAGCTCTCTCTATCTCTTCATGAATTTTTTCATATGATGTCATACCCAGTAAACCATCAAAAGTTTCTGACTTTTTTGTCAAGATTCCATGTATCGGTATTATTCCTCTTTCACTATTTCTTACTGCATGTTTTATATTTTTAAAGATAGGCTGCTTTCCTGCTTGTAGTGACAGTAATTCAAAACTCCTTGGTTCTACCATTACACATCTGTTTAGCCATTGTTGTTTCATAGTACCTCTTGATTGGCCGTAACGTCAGAATCAAAACTTAAGCCCAGTTCACTTGCACGTCTTTGATCTTCTGCTATTTCTTGGTCAATTTCTTCTACATCGTAACCCATTTCTGATACTACTTCCGATCGACTCTTAAATCCATTTCTTACTGCCATTTGCTGTGCTTGCTGATCTTTTAGCGGATCGACCCAATCAAATCCCTGTGGTATCCATTTTACTTCTTTTTTTGCTCCTTCTTTTCCCTTTGTCCATTCTTCACCTATGTCTAGCTCTCCAGAAAGTAGTGCTAACTCTAACCACCTATCCCATACAGGACGGCAAAACTGAAATACCATAATGTTATGCTGTAACATCGTGCACCTCCTGCGAAACTCTATCAATCCTGCTCGAATGGATGAATAATTAACGCCTGTTAAATCTCCTGTTAGCTGTTCATATGTTATCCCTGTACCAATCGCTATTGCCCTGAGTTGCTGTCTTATAAACGCTTCATAACTTCCTCCAACATCTGACGGTTCTGAAAATTTTATGTCTTCTCCTGGGTCTAAAAGCTGCATTGTTCCTGGCTCTAAACCTGATAGTGCCACTCCTTGCTCATTACTTTCACTTTCTCCCATGATATTTGCTTCTGGATCGAGTCTCGTAATAAATCCAGCAAACATTGCTGCAGTTTTCTTTCTCACCAGCTCTGCATCATCATATTGATCAAGCTCATAAAGCTTCAGCAGTATATTAGAAAGCCAAGGCTCCCCTCTAATTTGCCCAGGTCTTAGTGGTCTATAAATATGTAAAACATCGTTTGCTGGTACTCTCACTGATTCTCCAAATGAGCCTTCGCCTGGATGTTCTCTAAATAAGTAATATGCCTCTCTTTGCCCAAGTCTATTGAACTCAATGCCGTTTCTTATTACATTACCATTGGCTAGTTTTTGATTACTTTTACTATCTAAATGCTCTGATTCCAGTACTTGCAGTTGTAATGGTACATATCCCTCCAGCTTTCTCGTTCTTAAACGTACAAAACATTCTCCTCCCTCTATCATACTTCTGCATACTAGAGCTTGTAATCCGTAAAAATCACTTATCCCATTACTGTCTGCTTCATCTGTCCATTTCAGCCATAATTCTTGTACTTTCTTTCGAAATTCTCCATCTCTTGCTTTTGATTGCGGTTTTATTCCTGTTCCAATAGAGTTACTTACTATTGTATCAATGATATTTGCTGCATATGGATTTTTTCTTACCATATCACGAGAGCGGCTACGTAAAGTTTCAAGGCTTTGAGACAGCAAATTGTTTATACTTCCTAACTCTGGTTGAAAGTGTAAAAATCTTCTTCCTGAGCCTGCTGCATCCCATGCTGAGCTTTTGATTTTTGGCTTGTTAAATAGTTGTTTGAATGACTTAAGTAGCATCACTTTTCCTGATCTGAAACTTTAGATAACTCAGCTTCTAATTCCTCTATCGTTGGTAAAGCTGTCTTTATATTCTCTGGTAGATTCTCGGTTATCCTATATTCCGCAAGGCCTATCGGCTTATTTATGTCACGTAATGCGTACTCGGCTATAACACCAACTTTAGAGCGGTATAGGATAAGACCAATTGATTGATTATCACCTGGCTGTCTTAATAAATCATCAACTGCTGAAAGGTAAAAATTCATCTTCCCAGTATATTCTGGCCTAAATTTACCGGCCTTTAACTCAATTACAACATAGCAACGGAGCTTAATATGGTAAAAAACCAAATCTAAATAGAAATCTCTGTCTCCAACCCGTAAATGGTACTGCCTTCCTAAAAATGCAAACCCTTCACCAAGCTCTAAAAGAAAACGTTCTATGTGAGCTACAAGAGCTTTTTCTATCTCCCTTTCATGCGCTTTTTTACCAAGGCTTAAAAAATCAAATACATAAGGATTTTTGAGCGTTTGCTGTGCTAAATCTGATTGAGGTGATATAAGATTATTCCTAAAGTTTGTTATTGCTTTACCTTCACGTTTATACAAATTTGTCTCTATTTGCATAGACAAGATATTGCGAGACCAGCCGTGTTCACATGATTTTTTAATATACCAAAATCTTTCTTCTTTATTTTTAACTTCGTACATTATTACAATATTGTGTCCCCAAGGTAATTGGTCAACAGCTTGTTGACCAATTTCATTTTCGCTATATTCTTCCGCAAACCTTCTCATATATTTTAGATTCTGAATGCTAAACCCCTTCATATCAGGAAAAGCATCTCTTAAATCACGACTGAGTTGATCAATAATTTTAGCACCCCAACCATGTTCTTTTTGCCGCTTTAAGATCTCTGTGCCAATATGGTGATAAAGCACAATAAGCTTGCTATTTACTGCTAATGCTGCTTTATAACGACTAGTAGCAATCTGCTCTTTCAGCTGCTCTAAAAATTCTGTATATTCTTTTGCTATAACTTTTGTCATAAAATTCCTTTCAACGATTTTTATCATTATATGATCCCTTTACTCGTTGAAAAAACAATTTTCCTCTTTGGCTTCATACCTGCAACTTTTAACTCAGCCTTAATTCGTTGTCTTAAATTCAATAAATCATTTATTTGAACTTCAGCATATCTCACCACATGGTCACCATAAGCAATTGATACTACTCGCTCTCCGCTTTGCAGCTTTTTTATCGCTTCTTCGACTTGAATTAAATACTCTTCGTTGTACATCTTACTTCTCATTCAACCATTTGCTTTGTCTCACTTTTTTAGGTTTTTTGCTTTCTGGCTTTTCACTTAAACTATTCCATTTACTCTCTGGCCAACGATCGATTCCAAGCGCAATAGATGCTGCTCTGGCATAAATTCGGCAATCTAACACTTCATTTCTTTCTCTTACCTTCTGCCACTCTTGTTTGGTATATCCTTTCACTACCTTGCTGACTAATTGCTCTGCCGTTAGCTGTTTAAAATATTCAGGTGCATACTCGGGAAAATGACAATATCCAGGTAGAGCTTTTCCTTCTTCTTCTTTTAAAATATTAAGTAATTGAAAAAGCTCTGACTTTAATATCGATACTCCCACTGGCCATAGCTTTATTCCTCTTTTTAGCTTTTGACCACCAACTGTTATATCTACTCTACTTGGACTGCTAAGTGGTACTAGGGCTTTATTTACACCTTTAACTGCCATTACTCTTCCAGCTCCTTGATGACCTCTTACCCAGTTGTATACTTCTTGCGTTGCATACCCTGCATCAACTGCCATCATACTTATCATATATTCAAGCCCATTTTGACCGATAAAATGATGATTTAAGAGCTCAGAGAGTTTTCCCCATACTTCTCCGCCTCCAGTATCACCTTCAAATACTCGGTAGTCTATTGACCAACTTTCGCGGCTTTTTCCCCATGCTACAACTTCTACTTCTAACCGATCTTTTTGGACATCAACACCTGCAGTAAGTACCACTTCTCTCCTAGGCACTGTGCCTACGGGAAAAAATTCTCTTCGGTTAAATAATTGCTTCCAGTCTGGTACTTCTCCCTTATCTACCCAGGTTTCTCCAAGCGTTGTGTTGATCCAAACTTTCAGTAATTGTTCACTTTCCTTTGCATGCAGAAAATCCTCTACTGCTTGTTGCCA